GAGTTACAGTCAAGACCTTTGTACTGTAGGAAGGTCAGGTGCATATCAAGGACAAGTGTTTGGCTTTTCTACAGGTCGTACAGTTCGTGATGAGAATTGTGAACGCTTGAAACTTTCCAAGTATCTATATGATACAGGTATGAAAGTTGCAGCAGTTGCCATACTTTGTCAAGACGTTAGAGTATTTAAAGCAATGCAAATGGCAGGTACTCCTTGTCCTTACGAAGGAAAGATTGGTGAAGATGCTAAACTTGCTTGGAAAGAAAACATTAAAGACAGACCTGATTATGTAGAAGCAAAAGCTCAGTACCTTAAAAAGTGTAAAGGTACTAGAAACGAAAAAGGTTTGAAAAAATCAAGGCTGACCTGTGCTAAAGAGTTTGACAAAGGCGCTTAGTGTATCACTGCTTTTAATTGCCTCGTCAGTCAACGCAAACTATATATACGAAGCAAATCAAAGTCTTTTTGATTTAACAAATCAAACAGGAACAACCAATATGGCATCTGGTGACGATCAAGTATCAGGTGCTTTTAATTTAGATTTTACATTTACATTCTATGGTGAAGATTTTACATCTGCTCGAATGGCAACCAATGGTTGTCTACACTTTGGGTCGTCAGGAGGTTATTGTAATGACTACACACCTGACCCACTACCTGAAATCACATACACCTTATATCCTTTCTGGACTGATCTAATACGAGATAGTGGCTCAAAAGTATTAGCCAAAAACTTCACCGATAAAACAGTTTTTGGTTGGTACGATCTTCGTGAATATCATCGTAATTCCGACAACTCGTTTGAAGTCATACTTTGGAAGTCTGACGATAGTTACGAGTTTCGTTATGGTGCATTGGACATCATTCAACACGATGTATTGATTGGTGAACAAGGAAAAGCTGACGAGTTATATACTTATTATTTTCACGATGAATGTAACACAGGTACAACCAATACAGCTTTGTGTTACAACTACGATTGGAATAACTCAGACAAAAACTTAAATTTAGAAAATGGTGGATCATTATATAAATCAAACATAGACTGTAGTAATCCTCTTAATAATAGCTCTTGTGCAGGTTATGATGCAGCATACCTAACTCAACAGTGTAATATAAACTCTTTGTATGACACATCTTGTCCTTTATATTGGGAAGCTTACGATGATTTACAATGTGATCTTGATCCTCAATATGCACCTTTCTGTGCTGGCTACACACAAGAAGAATCAGTAGCTTACTATGTTGAAGATGAAACAGACTATGGATATGTTGAGGAAGAATATGATTATGGGTACGAAGAAGAATACGATTACTCATACGAAGAAGAGCTTTACTACGAGACTGATTCATATTATGAAGAAGAAATATATTTTAGTGAGCAGATAGAACAAGAAGTCTACGAAGAATATATAACCTTTTATGAAGAAGAATACGAAAACGAAGAAGTTTTTACAGCAATAGAAGAAGAAGAATATTATATTCCTTTTGAGTCTGTAGAAGAAGAGCTTCCTATTATATTAGAAGAAGAGTACATAGACTTTGTAGCTGACATCTTTGAACAAGATACTCCTGATCCTATATTCTTAGAAGAAGTTTTATTTGAAGAATTTGAAAGACGAGAAATAATCATAGAAGAAGAGTACATAGATGAAGAGCCTGTAGAGTATTTAGAGTTTGAAACAATAGAAGAACTTGAGGAATGGTTTGAAGAAGAAATGGATGAAGAGCTTGAAGAAATAGAGGAAGAGATCGAAGAAATCGAAGAAGAAATTGAAGAAACTTTAGTAGCTGAAGAAGAAAAAGGTGGTATTACTTCACAAATGTTAAGTGTTGTAGCCAGTACAGTTGAGGTAGCAACAAACAGTGTAAGCGGAACTACAGCAGGAACATCTATACATTCAACAGGAAATACGAAAGCTTCAGGCGGTAGTGTCGCAGTAAATACAACAGCTACAGCAGTAACCAGTAGTGTTACAGGTGGACAGAGTATGTCAAACTCACCCAGTATATCTGCTCAAGTAGTTAGTTCAGTTGTACAGACTCAACAGGTTTTAAATAGTTTTACTACCGACAGCAGTGTTGGAAGTACAACGGTTACTCAAAACACAGCAGTAGGAGATACCAACAGTGGTAGTAACGTAGCTGTAGGTTCAACCACTACAACAACCACTGAAACAACTACCAATACTAGTGTTGCGAGTAATACCAGTGGTGACAACAATACAGCAGTAGGCAATACAGGTGGTGATGAAAACGCAGCAGTAGGTGAAACAACTGGTCCTCAAAATACGGCAGTAGTATTTGAAAACAATATGCAACAACAACAAGAACAATTAGAACAGCAACAAGAAGAGACAGGAGAATATGCAGACTCTACACAACTTGTAGCTTATATGGGTACGCTTCCGGGATTTGATTTGTACCGACAGGTTGCTTTACCACAGGCTGATATGTGGTATGCACCTAAAGATATTTATATGACGGCTGTAATACCTGATAACAATCAAGCATTTTTTGGAATGTATTCAGATAGTTTAAATGGATTACAAGCTTTACAAGATTTACAACCTAACTTATAACGGAGAAATAAAATGGATTGGTTTCAATCAAGAGCAGCACAGCTAATAGGTTTGGTTTCTATTGTAGGAACCCTAGCTGGATTTGGATACACAGGTGCTACCTATGTAAACAGGATCGAAAACCTAGAGAAAAAAATAGGAAGACTCGAAGGCACAGAAGACGCTCAACAAGAAATTGAAGAACGCTTCAGTGCTATCGAAACTTCTGTAAGTTATATCAATAAGACAATTGATGATAGTATTGTACCTGAAGTAAAAGAAAATTCTAATATGGTTAAAGTACTTGATCTAGATATCTCTACAGTAAATGTAGAAATAAATAACTTAGAGAACAGAGTCAAAAGAATAGAAGATCAAGACGATAATCCGTTGGCAAATTAATCAACGTATTGTATAGCTGTGACTTCATCTTCAAGGTATTTATGTATGCCTTGAAGTTTTATCGTGCCTTCACGAATAATCTTCTTAATAACGTAGGCATCGTCTGAGTTTCTAAAAACTTTGTCAACATCTTTGATGGGCAGGCCACCAAGATCAGATACTAAGTTTCCTTTTACATCTAGTACAATTTTAAAAGTTAGTAAGGTCGCTTCCATTATACTATCTCACAAGCGCCTGCTGTACAGGCTAGTTCTTTAGTGTTTTCAGTCATATCTTCCTTTTCATATTCAGTAATAAGATCCCAATTAATATCGTGTACAGTTTTATCCATCCACTCATCGTATTCTGCCTCTGTGATCTCTTGATAAGGTGCTTGTTGATACGAGTGATCTGCATAAGGAAGGAACGAAACTCCTGATATCTTATCAAAGTTATTCCATACCCAAGAGCCTACCTCAAACCATTCGTGTTCTTTTACTGAGATAGTTGCAGAAGGTTTATGCTCGCACCAATGATCTTGGTAAAGTTTCCAAATTTCCAAGTGTTCTTTAGCTGTCAAGTCTGTTCTAGTTAAGCAATTCTTAGGAGATCTCATAGGAAAATAAAAGACTAATGTATGATCAGGCTTTGTGATGTCATCTTCGTGATAGACTCCTTGATCAACCATCAACTGTGCAAGAGGATCTTTCTTGTCTGCTCGAACAGTACGAATATAATATTCGCTGTGTCTTGTATGAATACCACTGGCACTATCAACCAACTGACTGACTGTTCCACTAGGCTTCACACAAGTGATAGCAGCAGATTGTTTTATATTTAACTTATTAGCCCAATCTTTATTTGTTTTAACAGCTTCTTTCTTGATAGCTTCTAACCTTTTAGGAAGATTATTTCCTGATACCAAGCTTTCATTGTCCATTATGCCTGTAAGAGATACACCTAGTAGTGCTTCTTCTTCTGTGTTGTTCTTCCAAGCCTTTGTCAAGTATCTAAAGTTAGTTAATGTTGCTTGGAATGTACCCAAGATTGTAGCGATCTCTGCTTTTCTTTGTAGGTCTACCCAACTATCATTAGGTCTAACAACAACCTCTGTTAAATTACAGAACTGTTTATTTCTTAGTATAATTTCACTACAAGGATTGCATCCAAAGTCTTTATACTCTGCTCGTCTTCCGTTCTTTGCAGCTTGATTCTCTGCTGCTTGACGATTAAAGATACCACGCTCACCACTCTTAGATTCGTATAGAGATAACCACTCTTTCATAAATGCACCCATCTCTGCTGAGTCTGTATAAGCTACTGAGTTGTTTGACAATGCCCGGTGTTGGCTGTGTTCCCACCAAGAACCTGACTTAGCATTTCTCATTCTTTCATCTGAGAGGTTGCTGAGTGAGATCAAAGCGCTACGTCTAACACCACCCACTACAACAACTTCTGCAATCTTACACATCAAATCGTGACAATCAATTGATACCAGTTTCTTTTGTCCTTTAGAGATGGCATCATTAAAGATATTGACTGTGAAATGCATTAAATCATCCAAAGGTGCTGGACCACTGGCACGACCACCAAAGGTTTTAAGTCTAGCGCCTTGAGGTCGAACACCACTGAGATCCCATTCAGGTATTTGTCCTGCATAAAGCAAAGACATTAGTTCTTTATAAGCTTTTGACCATCCAATTTTAGAATCAGCTACCTTTATAACTGTATCAGTCTTGTGTAGTTCTTCAGGAAGATCAGGAAGTTTATTTATGTATTGTCTTTCAACGCTGAATCCTACACCTGTACCACACATAAGAATGTAAAGTGTCTCATCGAATGCACGAACATTATCAACAGCAACATAGCTACAGTTAAAACCTGCAACATTATCACGCTCTAGTGCTTTACCTGCTGACATCAATGCTCTCATACTAGGCATCACTTCTAATCTAAGCACAGCTTCCTCAAGCCTTGGCCTGTCTTTACTGATGTCAGTATTATGGTTGTCCATTAAATGACTCTGCATAAAGTCAAAGTATCTTTTGACTGTCTCCTGCCAAGTTTCTCTTCTTCCTGTTTCTTCGTTCCATCTTGCATATCTACTAAGATGTATGAACTCTTGGTATGTTGTTGGTAAATTAACCTGTTTCATTTGTACTACGCTCCTTTAGTATTTGTTTTAGTTTATTTTCGTACCAATCAGCTTTATCTAAATCTTGTATTCCATTCTTGTATCTAAATCTCCATCGATACTTGAGTGAGTTACCTCTTAGATAGCCAATAAATTCTTCGTGTGTTAGCATTGCTTCAATGGCTTCAATGCATTCTATTTTTCCGTTGTTGTAATGGGCTGGGTGATTAACTAAATCATCATCCATTTCTTTATGTGCATACTTCATTAGATCATCTAATGGTATACCATTTAGTTTTATATCTACGTCTTTCATTTTGCTTCCTTATATTTCTTTTTAACTCTGTCACTAATAGGTACTGGGTTTCCATATTCATCTATACGAACAAACTTCATATCCGTGTTGACTACGATCTCTTGTGAGTCTGTTCTTACATTGTGTCTTCTTGCTTCGATGTTAAGTGTAATACTGGATCTACCAACTTTTCTTACTTTTCCCCATATCTCTATAAGCTGTCCTGCCTTTACTGGTCTTCTGAACTCCATCTTCTCAACCAATACTGTAACAACTCGTGGTGAATTACAAATCCTAGAAGCCATTGATGCACCTGCTTCATCCAACCAAGACATCATATGACCACCGAATAAATTATCGTGATAACCTAAGTCTCCTTCTTTACACATCTTTGTACTAATCAGTTTCATCTTTCCACTCTTTAGGTAAACTTTCTCTACTGAACCATCTAAATCCATTCTTTGATGCCCATTCAGCGTGGCTTCTTTTGGTTCCGTCTTTTCTTCTTTTTGCTCCGGGCATAGGTGCTGATGGATTAGAAAATAGAAACACTAATTCACATTCTTCAGGTAATACTTCTTTAATCCATTTGTATTTATTGTACTCAGCATAATCCCAAAACCTTCCTTTAGCTTCTAAGTATATCACTTTATTTTCTAAGATACGAATAAAATCAGGATGGTATTTGTGCGGTATAGAATATTCTACGATACCTTTATGATGTTCCCAATGTTGTAGCTCTTCTTGGTGTAGATCATATTCCCATTTAGAATCGTATCCTTTAGGCAATCCTTTTTCTATTGGTCTTTTCTTTCTTGGTTTTCTTTTTGGCATTAATGTACTGTCTCATCTGTTGGCATATCCATACCAAGTTCTCTTAAGTTTATTTCGTTCTGTAATAAATCAATTAACTTTGTTAATAGTATCGTGTCTATTTCCTGAAGTTCTGCTCCAGAAAAAAGAACACCACCTATTGCAATAATTAATTCATCCAAAGGAATAGCATTAACATCTATTTCTAAAGTGTCTTTTGGATTGTCGTTTGTCATATTCATAAATCGTATATATTATTTTGTATCATATCAAAAACTTTTTGTTCTTGTTCTAAATCTTTTTGTAGTTGTTCAAAAGTTAAATCAGGGTTGCGCTTAACTCTTTTATAAATCCATTTAAGCGAATAGGCACTGAGTAGAAACTTTCTGTTTGCATATATGTGTGTCTGATCAGAAAGGTATGACTCAATGTTATCAATCGTGATTTCTTTTTTGTCTTCTTCGTTGGGTAATAAAGAATGCAGCCAAGCAACAAGCAAGCCTTTACCTTTTTTACGTAGTCTCTTAGCCTTTTTTCCATTCATCTGTTACCTCTCTTACTCGTGGAAGTTTTACAACGTTTGTAAAGTATTCTGTTTTGTTTGCATATTGAAACACTCTTAAACCTTTACCATCGTTTGAATCTTGATGACAAACAAACTTATGCTTACAGTAAACACAAGGTCTAGGCAGTTTCATATTGCCTGCTTTACCATCAGGTATAGGATTGTGACATCTTTCAGGTGGAGTATCTTTCTTTATCTCAGCTTTAAGTGTTTTAATTCTTTGTTTGATATTAGGCTTGTCTAAATCCTGTGGTCTAAACAAAGCAAGCTCACCATTCTCTTTGTTAAGTGTAAGGAATCCACCGTGCTGTGTGCCTTCTGCTTCTTCGTAACCTGCTATCTGAGCCATATAACCAAAAGGATCATCGTCAGGTAGTGTACCATCTTTAAACTTTTTAAATGCAAAGCCTGATGCAGTCTTGATATCTACAACTTCACCATCAATTTTACAATCCATATGACCTTTTATCCCGGACACAGTAACTTCTTTTTGTTCGTCAGTTACTTCGTGGCCTGCTAAACGAGCCAAGAATAAAACAACTTCTTCTAAGATGTGACCATACAAAAACTTAATCTGTACAGGAGGCGCAAACTTTACAGCTTGATTCTCAGATTTCATATCATACCAAAGCTGACGATTGGGTTTACCAACATTCGACATTCTTAAAGTAGGTTTATCGATAGGATGTTCTGATGACCAATGCAGTAAAGCTTTCTTCATTGCTTCACCAAATGCATCGGCAGTTTCTTCTGAAACATTTAATGACTTACCTTCTGTAAGGGTATCAAGTTTGTCGTATATATCTTGTACTAATGTGTCTAATGTTTTCTTTTTCATTTGTTATTTTCCTCTAAATATTTAAGAGCGTTTTTAAGAATTTCTGTGTTGTCTTCAAATCTTCCTAAAGCGTTATTACAGTTGTTACAAATCCAACCTCTAAATTCATTGGTATCGTGATTATGATCTAACACCCAAACTGTCATACCATTGAATTGATTATACTCTGTTAGTTGTTCTTCTGTTTTTTTACAACAAGGACATTTATAATAAGGGTCCGTTGGTTTTGGATTAAATACTTTTAACTCTTTTATAATTTTATTTTTTTCATTCTGACAACTTTTACATTCTTTTCTAAGACTCTTCCCAAATTTTTCTCTTTTTCCAAAATGTTTTATTTTTTTAGTTTCTTTACAAGTTGAACAAGTTTTATGATTTTTATCTACTATCTTTTCTTTGACATAATCAAAGAATAAATCCAATTGCTCAATGTGTTTCACTCCAATCAACTCCTATCTTGTATTCACCATCCAAAGGACAGTGCATATTAAAATAAAAACCAGCATCTTTGATTGCTTGAACTGCGAGCATTCCAAAATCTTCTGCGTGTTCATTTCTTACTTCGACTTGCCATTCATCGTGTATGTTAGCAACAAACTTATAATCTAATCCTTCTTCTTTGGCATTCATATCCAATAGTACCAGTGCTTTTTTCATCACGATGGCTCCACCACCTTGAAGCAAACTGTTCAGAGAAGAGTGGGCATTTCGTATATGTATCTTCCTGCCATCTAATCCTTTGAGGAATTTATTCTTTGTTGCTGCTTTCGTAACTCGTTCTCTAAGTCGTTTAAATGAAGGTTGATTAGCAAAGAAACGTTCCTTAAGTCTAGCTCCATCCATTTTGCTTCCTCCAACCACTTGTCCAATTTTTGCATCTCCTGCTCCGTACAAGAGTGCATAGATGAAAGTTTTTGCCTGATCTCTTGATTGAAGTCCTGCAATTCTTTGATTCCTCGTGTGGATATCTCCGTTAATAATTTCATTTGTAAACTCCTTGTCATTCATATAGTGTGCAAGCATCCTTAGTTCTAAACTAGAAGCATCGATGCCTACTAATCTGTATCCTTTAGGAACAGTCCAACATTCTCTACACTCTTTTCCATAAGGACTTTTAAGTGAGGGTACTTGCGCCATATTCGGTGATCTATGGCTCATTCTACCTGTGATTGTACCATTAGGTATAACAAATCCGTGTACTCTACCATCGTCTTCAACAGATTCAATCCAAGATTCAATTTGTGCAATACGTTTCTGTAGAAGTAAATACTCTGCAATAAGTCTTGCTTCAGGTATATCTTTAATCCTTGATAGTGTTCTCTCGTCTACCACAGGTTGTCCTGTTGGTGTAAACTTATAAGGTTCCCAACCAAAGTCTATAAGATACTCACCTATTTGTTTGCGAGATCCTAAGTTAAAAGGTTCTTCGTGTGTACGAATAAGGCTTTCAGATCCTTGTTCAAAAGCTTGCTTTTCTTCTAAAGAAAGGTGTACTCTCTTTCTTGTTTCTAAATTTAATCCAAGCTTGGATAGGCTACCATTCTTAGTTGACTGAGGTATGATTTCTTCCCGGACTATTTTAGGTTTAAATGTTTGATGTACTTCATTCTCAACCTCAAACATTCTTTTATATAAACTAGCGAGCAGTAGCTCTGCTTTTTGTTTATTAACCATAAAGCCATTCACTTCTTGATCTTTGATAATCTTAGCCACAGCGTGTTCAAGATCAATACATTCTTGAGAGAAACCTTTGGCCTCTGATCTTAAAGCATCAAGAGTCAATGTATTAACTTGTACATCTCTTGTACAATATGTCAGCATCTCAGGTGAGTACTCTTTAAAATCTTCAAAGTCAATTTTAGGTAGATTGATTGAAGGATGATAACCCCACATATTTAAACTATGTCCACCTTCACGAATGGGATTAAACAAACGAGAAAGAACCAAAGTATCTACAACTTTTTTATCCTTTAGATCTACTCCTGTAAGTTGTTTTATAACAGGAATATCAAAACCTACTATGTTATGTCCAATAAGAACATCAGCAGATTTCAGTAACTCAAGACCCGACTCCAGTTCGTGAGGAGCAAACTTATATATTTTACCAGAGTCAGCATCTTGAGCCACGATACACCACAACTTAGTGGCTTTCAAATCGTCTGTTTCTATGTCAAATACGAGCCTAGGCATATGCATCGAACTCTATATCTTGACCATCGTCTTCATAATCTTCCGTAGGAATCTCCTTTAAACGACCTGTATCTCTATCATAGAGAAGTTTACAAGCAAGTCCTACATCACCTGTGTACCTAGACTTCAAGACTCTTAACTGTGTAGTATTAGATTCTTGTTCGTCTTCTGCTTGTTGATTTCTTTCTAGTGCAATCACACAATCACTGAGTTGTGCAATAGATTGTGAACCTCTCAAGTGACTGAGACTTACTTGTATTCCATTCTCGTGTCCTTTGTTACCATCAACTCTTCTCAAGTGAGAAACAAGTATCATACCTGCGCCTGTCTCTTCACAGATTGATCTGAGCTTAGTCATAATCGCATCGATTGCTCTACGCTCATCTCCTTCATACATAGCGCTAACCAACATATGAAGGTGATCGATAACAACCCACTTACAACCGCAACCAACTATCATATATCTTAATTTAGAAAAGATATCTTCGATAGAGTTAGTGCCGAAATGTGCGTGTATCCAAACACGATTTTCATTATCACCATTGTATAGAATATCAAAGTAATTATCGATCTCATCTTTAGAAACTTGTTCTAGTTCTTGATCAATATATAATCTTCTATTGGCTTCTATAGATAAGATACCACTGATGGTCCTATTGGGATCTTCTTCCAATGCAATGATACCTACATTATCTTCTGTAGTTTTAATGAGCCAGTGTTCTAGTTCTCTTGTGACACTAGACTTACCCAAGCCTGTACCGCCTGTAAAGGTGACAAGCTCTCCTTGTCTCAAGCCATACAGTTTCCTGTTCAATCCTTCATAAGGATAAGGCACACTGACTTTCTTCTCTCGTGTAAAGAACTTTTCTTTGTATTCTGATACATTGATTACACCTGATGGTGTATATGTTTTTGCTTCCCACCAAGCTTGATTGTATGCATTTGTTGCGCCATCCATCAACATATCATTTGCATCTTTGTATCCATTAGGGATACGCATAATCTTGGCTTTGTTGGGTGTCAAGAGTCTAGCTACTTTCTTTGCTGCTTCTTGACCTGCTTTATCTCTGTCGAAACACAGCACTACATTGTCAAAACTTTCAACAAATTCTAAACTGTTCTTGATATCTCGAACTGCTCCACCTGCACCTGTCTTTATACTTACGACAGGCCACTTAGATCCTAGCATTTCGTATGCTGCTAGAGCATCGAACTCACCTTCTACAATGGTTAAGTATTTACCACCATCTTTAAAAAGTTGTTCACCAAACAACCCACTATCTGATAGCTCTCCTGTAGACCTAAAATCTTTCTTGGTTCCGGGAGGTGTTTCAGTTTTAACCTTTGTTGCTGTGAGTTTGTTGTCGTAATAGTAGGGAAATACCTGTTGTTTAACTACAGACTTTCCTCTTACATCGTGACCGTGTATGACTTTAACACCATACTTTCTTGCTGTCTTTTCAGATATATTTCTGTGATCAAGACGAGCAAATGTTCCGTTCTTTGGAACCTCTAAAGCATAGTGCTTGTTGTCCTTTAACTTTGTAACTGTTGATTCCATTGGTTTATCCTCACCTGTTTCTTTGTAGTAATCTTGTATAAAAGTTTCGCAACTAAAACATTTAGCTGATCCATCTTTGTTTATTGAACAAGCATCACTACTATTGCAAACAGGACAAGGTTTGTGAAATTCTACAAATTCTGTATTCATCTTGTTTGCTCCTTTTAAAATTGCCTACCACCTACCGAAGTTTAAAAGGTACTTCCTACCTGTACTACATTAGTCCTCTTCAGGAGGAAAAGCATCTGTCTCTTCGATGTCAACTTCAGGTAGTGCTACTTCACCAGAAGGTAATTCAACACCTTCATTATCGCTGTTGACTATCTCTACGATTCGACTAGAAAAGAAATTGATACTGGCTTGTATCTCTTCCAAGTCAAGAGTCAGGTTTGCTTTTTTCTGATTGAGTCTTTGAAGTCTTCCGAAGACTGCTTGACCCTCGTCAGGTAGCTCGTCTACAGATATTTGTACTCCATCGATCTCAATGTAAGGTACATTTCCATTTACCTCTTCGTTCATAATGATCTCCGATTAAAATTCAATGTCGTCTGCTGAGTCATCAAGTACGTCAAACTCATCAAGGCTTCCATCGTTGTAAGGAACGTGTTCCAGTACTTGTATTGCTTGCAAGTCTAAACGATGAAAAGTTCCGTATTTGTTTTCGATTACTTTAGGCTCGAACTGAACTTTTATTTTTGATCCATTACCTATTGGCTGATCAAAAGGATTCTTAGCTGAATCAACCACACGTACTGGCGGATTAGTAGAACCATCAGGTCTTAGGTAATACTTCTTGAAGAACAACGCAGGCTGTTCATCAATCTCTTTGATCTTATGCCCATCAGACTCATACTTAGCAGCAGTCTTTTTATCGACCACTAAAGTACACTGATATGTAGGCGGATCAAAGGTGTCGTTGGGTTTTAATGCGCTTACCCAATACGCTATTCCTTCTTCTATCATATAAGGTCCTCCATATTAAAGAAGTTATTGTTATTAAACATAGGCGGATTATACAGGAATCCAATCCTAATGTCAAGAACAAAATGAAATATAATAGAGAAAGTTGTGAGGGTTTTTGGAGTCACGAATGCCCTCACGCACTCATCTGTTACAGAAACAGGTGTATCTAAGCGACCTGTGTATAGGTATTGTGTTGTGTTGTGTTGCTTATATTACACGACTCGTAGTGAGTATACACTTCTCATCTTTTATATTTCTTTTCGTACATAGTATTGTAGGTACAGATTTTAAATCTGTCAAGTTTTATTTGTTTCTTTTCGTATAATCATAAAAGAATTTCTTTGGATTTTCCAATCCATTAATGATCTTTATTCTTTTTAACCCGTGCATCTTGAACTTGGCCTTCGTCAAAAGCTTAAAGTCTTTCTCGTTGTTAAGACGAATCACCACTGACATATCTTTAAACTGTCTCAAGTACTCTCGTGCTTCTGCAATACCTTTGAGTTTAAGATTCAAACCATTCCAGATGTAATCAGTAGTATTCATAAGGTCCACCAATCAGGCTTACTACGATTTCGTTCCCATTTAGCATAGTGTTTCTCGTTGATACAGTAGTTGCGATAAGCTTTGATAGGATCATTATCTTTGTATTGATCAGGCATAGCCTGTGCTACTGGTGTTTGTTCAGTTGAAATTTCTATATTATCAGGCCATTTAGATAAAGGGTTTCTTAGTTTAGTTATACTTGCGTGTTCTTTCCCATATCTATATTTGTATTCATTACCTAATTCTAAAAAATGTAAATACAGCCATAAATAATTAGCACTACATTCTCTTGCCCAAACAGTACAAGGATGATTCCAGTACGCTCTTTTGTATAAACCTACCTTGTCTGCATACTCGTCACCGTCTAACTCTCGATGAGCTGTGCATAACATCTGAGCAGTTTCAAGCGGCATCTTGACTAACATCTTGTCAGGCTGTGCTTGTGCTGAAACGATTGGGCTTCGATCAAAATAAAATATGTTCATTGTTGTGTTACTCCTATTATTAAAATCATCATCAGTAGAATGACTGAAAGAATGTGAAACGAATACTTAATCATTATCCTTTCTCCACGTGAATAACTTCTCTTTCATTACCCATATAATTATTTGAGTCTACATACTCACCATCATTCCAACGATCTCTTGCATCGTCTTCTGATTCTGCTTCGACTTCATATCTTTCTTCCCATTCGCCTTTAACTTTAACATCTACAATATAAGTTTGTAATACTGTTGGTTTAAATTTTTGCATTATTCCTCCTCATTATCACTAATGGTTTGTACTTTTAATACTTCAAACAAGTGCTTAGTAGGTATCAAATCATCTAGCTCATTGTTACTGAGTTTATCATTCACTACCTCTATAGCTTCTTGTTCATTCTTTGCATCGACTACGAGAGTATAATTTCTCCAGTCTATAAAGTCTATAAAATATGTATGTCTTTTAGATTTTATAGAGTCTTTAATACTTATAACATTATTGTTCATAGTTCTTATAATCCTTATATTAATTATATATATTATATACTATATATAGATTGTACCAAACAAACATATCAATGTCAACTAAAATCTAATTCTTTAGTTTCGTTATCTTGTTCGATCTCAACATCATCATTAGGGTTCAAGGGTTCAGGACTTATATATAATCCAAAGTTATTTACATCTAATGTGTTGCTAAACTTATCAAACATATCATCGATCTCTTTCTGTATGTCTTTGATTTTCATAGTGTTTTCCTATATAATTTTTAGTTATATACCTACCACATCCTACCGAAACTTTAGCTACTTAATAGCTTGGTGTTCTAACCAAGGGTTATAATCAAACAAGTTTAATGGTGAAGTATCTTCTACCGAATTGGAACTCAGTTCCTAATCCAGTGCGCAACACTTGCCACCTGCTACGATAGATTCTTTTACCATACTTACCTTTTACAAGGCCAAGCACGTTATAAAAATTACCGTAGTTTTCGTTTCTTGTTTGATCGATTTGTACTATATTAGCCATAATACTATCTCCTCACTATTGTTTTGACAACAAATCAAAAGGTGTGTTGTCATTCACCTTTAGAATTAGATATTAAAATACTACCTAATCTTTTAAGATAAAAGTTATCTAAATAAGCTGCGAAACCTCTACCACAATCGAAAAAATTTCCAGTTTTTTCTTCAACATAATTATCGATTGTGTCGTGATCATAAATATACATTACCTGTTTAGCACTTCCGTTGTATCTGAGTCTTTCATACTCTGCACAAACCTGACCCACCAGTAGGTTTTTTTCTTCTTGTGAAAGTTTTGTTTTATCTAATAAATATTCCATAATATATACCTTTTTTGTTTAACAACAAATCAAAGAGTGTGTTGTCTTTCACTCATCATAACCATATACTTCTTGTCTGACGTATTGATATGCCATATACTCTACAGCTTCGCTCTCTGCTAAAGGATGTCCTTCGTCTTTCAATATCTGTACAACATTCTGTATAAACTGTTCAACGTGGTTAGGTCTAGGTTGCCCTGTCCAAACAAGAGGAAGATCATCCTTAACTTTATTCCAAGCATCTTCAGCCACGTGTAGTACTGCATTCTCAGCATCCAACATCATTGCTTTTAGTTTCGCCATCTTATTTCTCCCATTAAGTCATCAATTCTTTGGTGTATAAACGCGTGGTAGTCATCACTATCCTCACTGTAACTCTCGTGTGCTTCAATCATAGCAAGCTTTATACATTTAACACGTTTCATATCTTGAAGCATCTTCACTTCTTTGTTGATATCTTCAATATATTTTTTAAGTTGTTCTTTTTCAGACATCATAAGTGTACACCTTTCCTCTAGGACTAGTATATTCAGTCTCTTGTACAGTTACTAGATACTGTGTACCATACCTATCTGTTAGTTCTATCTTCTTTTTGAATGGCCCTCTAACAATATCGGACTCGCTTGAATCAACATAACCAACTTCAGCGACAATTTTAGAATCATCTTTTAAAGTCTTCTGTATAATCGAAGCTATATAATCAGAATAAATCATATCTTTTCTCCTTTGTTTATTTATTTAATATTACTTAGTATATGTGAAACCACCTCAATTGTCCACCCATTTCCGAGCATCTTGTAGCGCTGTGTATTGCTGACACCTGATGTATAATTATCATCAACTGTCTGTAGTCTCTCGCATTCTAGTGGTGTAAGCTTTCTCCAATGTAAATCTGTTGCTACATTCGTTCTATTAGCAAAAGATGCTGTCAAAGCGTGACTCTTTCCTCTCTCATCAAACACTCTGTCTTGCATATGAGGTTGCTTACCTCCTGCATCTTTACTAGGATTTACTTGATTAGGTTTGGTAGTCACCACCACATTATCTTTCTGTACTGTCGTAAGAGTATTGGTCTTATCATCTTTGCGTAGCTCTAGTTTTTGCGTGGTCGATCCATCCTCATTGTATCTACCTCTCCAAGCACCTGTCACAACCTTTGGTTCTCTATGGCCACCTTGCATCGTTGTTAATGTCGGTGACTTACCATCAGGTGAGTAGACTCTCTTGATTATATCATAACCTTTGATGTCTACTGCTGTACCTACTTGTTGAGGTTTATCGATAACCTCCTTCTGCGGTATTCCTGTTGCGTGAAAAGTACCGCTCCTTTCAAAGTTTGCTTTAGATGATTTGTAATACTGCGATTTAATTGTTTGCGACTTTTTTGGTAAATCACTGGTATCATCAACCAACTTGTGAGGCACTAAAGTCATACCATTGTTACCTGCACCTTTGTACATCGTGGCTGTCATACATAAACTCTTATCGTCAGGATTCTTGTAGTGCCTTCGATTCCTCTCAGTATCTTTGACAGGATTCTCATCGTGATCATCTTCTAAGATATCTCTCAAGACTATCCCTCTATCTTCAGGCTGTTGAACATTTGGTATGTTGGTCCAATAATATCTCAGCCTGTTCTGTGCGCTCACCAATGCACTGTTGATTAGGATTGGTTCTATTCTAACATCACCAAACATATCTACAAACTCATCGTCTACCTCATCAGTAGTATAGCAAGACGATACTTGCTCAGTGATTATATCAAGATACTCTTTCTTCATACGAACATTCTCTAACAGAAAATACTTAGGCTTTAGCTCTCTTAACAATCTAACAAACTCAAAGAACAACATTGATCTTGGATCATCGAATGCCAATTGCTTACCTGCAAAACTAAATCCTTGACAAGGTGAACCTGCCAAAAGTAAATCTACCTTTGGCAAGTCTTTGGCTACCACACCACAAACATCTCCTAGTTGTATCGTATCAGGATAATTCTTCTGAGTAACTTGCATTGCATACTTGTCAATCTCTGCAGCATAATACTTGTTGACTTTGATTCCAAGTCTGTCCAATGCTTGTTGACCACAGCTCATTCCATCGAACAAGCTCAGTACATTGATACCCTCTTCTTTACTTTTTAAGCTCATCTATTGTCTCCCTTAGATTCTCTCTCTCTTGTATAAGTTCACGCATCTCATATTGTTTATCCCAAATGTTACGATTCAACCTAGACATCTCTTCGTATGCCTCGTTTATTCTCTTGGCTTTGGTTCTATAATCAAAGTAAAGTGTCACTCTCTCTGCGTGTTCAATGGGTAGATCCTGATCGTATGATCTAGGTCTGTACCCATCTTTCAATGCAGGCATAGTTCTTGGACCTCTCGCTCTGATTCTTGAAAGTCTATAAGGTGTATCCTCTAGACCTTTCTTGAGAAGATCAATGATCTTATCTGATGCTTCTCTCTCTTTACCTTTCTTATAAGGTATATTTTTTATTGACATTATTGACATAATATTAGCTCCTCCTTATGGGCCTTCATTCATTGTTGTTTCAAAAAGATGATCAACTATATATTCATCTTTCAGTTCATCCATATCTACCAAGCGGAAGATATATTTGAATATTAAACTAATACCTAGTTTGTTTTTTATAATATAACTAAAGACTTCTAATGTTTCCATCTCAGCTAGTTCACTCTCTACTCTATCAACGATAGCATCTTTACTCCAATGTGACATAACTCTATGCTCCTATCTTTCTAATGATTCTAATTGCGTGGATCACATCTAGTTCTAAGATATCAACCCACTCCTCTCTACTGTCTGAATAATACTGATATTCTTCTGACATATCAACAGGTATAGTCTTACCTAAAGCTTTCATTATTGCTAACACTGTTTTTAGTTTCATAACTTTCTCTCCTTTATAAAATTACTTCTTTAATATCTTCAACATATATACTACCCATCTCATCAAAGAATCCTACCTCACTTGCTCTCAGATCAACAAGCAAAGTCTTTTTAAATCCTTTTCCTTGTTTGATACTCTCTAGTGAGTAAGCAGTACATAAACCCAAACCATTATCGACTCTTAGTTCAGTTCCTTTTTTTACATTTTCTATATTATCAATCACAATTTTTCTCCTCTATTTTTTAATGTTCAAGGTAAGCAACATTACTCACCCTCTTATCCCAACAAGCTCTACAATCCTTACACTCATTACCTTGTGTTGGTGCAGGACAAGTATAACCTTTATCACTTTTAGAAGTGACAACTGTACTTGTATGCTCGTGGAATTTATGAGGCTCTCCATCTACCATCGTTGCACTCACTCGCACAATCAAATTGCTAGGAAAGCTTCCATAATCTTTCAAGTATTCTTTCACCATCTTTGCTTCTCTCGTGGGCAGCCAATGCTTAACACTAGGTGTAAGCTTACAGACTTCTACAATCTTAGTCAAGTGTTTTACACTCTGAATATCACCACTATCGTGCCATCTAAAGTGATCGGTCTTACTCGCATACCAATTGATGAGGAAAGCCATAGCTCCTACCCATTTAGGATTGTTCTCTACTAGGTCTAGCCTGTTGTATAAAGCCTTACCTACATTGGCAAACCTTATGTAGTTACCCTTCAATGCATAGCAGTTATAACAAACACTACCCTTTACTTTGACTAACTTACTCCCTGTCTTACATTCTTGAGCAGGTACACTGTAAGAAAATCCGGGCATCTTAGATGGCTTACCTAATCCACCTACCTCTTTCATAGCTGTTGCTACTGTATACTTAGTCGTTGTCATCAGACACCTCCTCTATATTACAATCATCTACATACCCATAATCTGAAAGATTATCAAATTCTTCTTGAGCTTGTTCTTTGTTTTCTGCCTCAACAATACAAACTAAAGTCGTGGTTATTTTATATTCTTTTAGTTCACTCATTCAGACACCTCCTCTCCTATTGGATTATCTATATACCATTGTTGCTCACACTCATCACAACAATACCCATCTTCCTCTCTCTTTAGTTCTTCGTTGTAAAGGCCAAACACAGGATAGCGATTCACAAACCTACCGCTACCAAATGATGTATCTCTACGACAATGAACACATAGATCACCTATATCTATTACTTCATTCTCACTCATCAGACACCTCCTCTACATCACCTGTTGTCTCACGAATTACCAATTCAGAAGAAACAATATCTTCATCAGTCCAATCACCATCATCTACTTTTTTTATTGCTTCTTCTTTGTTGTTAGCTTTTACCTTAACCCATTGTCCATAACTTGCGGACTGTAATACATTATAAGTTTTCATTGTCAGACACCTCCTTTATGTCTTATTAACATTAATTAAACTCACTACAATGATACACAATCCTATCACACCTATCAAGCTGCTGAAGATTGGATCATCATAAAAATAGTACCATACAATTCCATTTGCAATGGTGTACCACCCTATAAAATTGATAAGTAAAAAGCTTATCACTCTGTCTATTTTCATATCTATTCTCCTATAAAAAGATGACTTAGTTGTATTCGATCAATTAGTTTTTCTAATTGCTCCAAATCTAAATACTCATCAATCAAAAAATCTCCATTTGAAGATTGTATGAGATTCATTAGACTCATTCTCTGATCCAATAGAGCTTGTTCTACTTGCTCTATCTCATCACGACTCAATGTGATCGTGTAGGTTTCCTCAAGAATATTTTTCTCATTTACCTTTACATTTATTTTCATAACGCACCTCTCAATGCTTTTTTAATTTCTTTTTTGGCACTTGCTCTAACAAGTTTCTCAACCTTTCTTTTCTTCCAACCGCCAAGATGTTTGTTCCACTCACCTGTTGGTATTTTATTTCTTTTCGATGCCATTATTACCTCTCTATCATTGGTTAAAAAATTTTTAAAGTGGCTAGAAGAAGGCACAAATATCTTCATATTTAATACACCACTCTACAATTATGTTGTCGACATCGTGCTACAAAGGATTCGAACCTTTATCTAAATGTTTTACCATTAAACTAGTAGCGCTACATAATTTATAGATAGTACTAATACTTTTCTTTGTTATGTACTTCTAATTGCTATGTGAACTTACCTCCTTTCAAAGCCTATCACATACCACTTGTTGAAACACAAGGGCTAGACAGGCCTTCCTTTTTAAAGTGCGATTTCACCAACACTATAGTCTAGCTTTTAGCTCTCATTGTGTTTCTCTTTCTCTCTCTCTCTCTCTCTATTGAGCTGCTGAGATCAAAAAAATTTTTTTAAAAAAAAGGCTTATCACTTTTGAAAGTGATAAACCTTTAATTTATTTAAACCAATTTTGAAAGTATTGAATCGTTTAACTTTCTGATCCTTTCATCGTTTAGTTGCTTTTCTACTCTTTTAATTGCTTCTTTTGCACCTAACTCAAGTAGATATTCACTCAATAAAAATTGATGATAATCATTTTTAGGATCATATTTAATTCTTCTTTGACTTCTTACTTCTTCATATAAATTTTTCATAATTAAATTCCTTTATTATTGATTAAATTTTTATAGAGATAGTTATCATTCATAGTGAATATTGATGTCGATGAATCTCATATCATAGCCATTATTGTTGTGTTACTTCTCTTTGGATTTTTTATTCCTAGCCGTAACAGTTTTTGGTTTTTTAGGTGTTACCACCTCTTTTGAGAAAGGTACATCCAATTCATTACAAAGCTTTAAAAATCCTGTTAAAAAAGTTTTTAATCTTTGAGGATTCTTAACCAAGAATTTCATTGACCATTTTATAGCCTCTTTCAATTCTACTTCGTATTCATCTTTTGCGTTTTCTCTAGATTCTTTCAAGGCATTTAACATATCTTGATATGAATCAAAGGTATCAAAAATTTCAAAAGTAGTTGGTTGAGGTACTTTTGTAATTGATCCGTCAGAAGTATTCACTTCTTCTTGATATTCAACAGTACATAAACCGCCAAGAGATTTGTCTTTAAAAACTGATCTAAAATCGGTGAACATCTGTGTAACTGCACTAGGTACACTTTGTCTTGATTCCTTATCCGCTTTTTTGATCCATCTATTAGTCCACTTCATTCTTTTTGATGATTCAGGATTCTCATTATCAAGATGCTCAAGTTCACATAATTGTTGATATGTTCTATCGACATCATTAATAGTTCTGAATCCGTGCTTCTTAGAGAATGCTTCAATCATTCTGAAAAGCCTAGGTCTATAACCTACACCTTTCTCATCACTTGATGACAATGATTCGTTTAGATGGTCTCTACGGAACGTATCTCTAACGATGTCATCAATCAAAGATTGAAGTTCATCTAGCAAGTTAGTGGTTTTAGTTGTTTTAGTTGTTTTGGTTTCTCTTTTTGTTGTTTTAGTAGCCAATTTAATCACCTTTATGATTAGGGGCTATTCAACAAAATCCAAAGACATCAACACCCACTATGAATGATAACTATCAAATCTGATTTGGTTTTCGTGATTCCACTTTCCTAACTTGATTGTCACCCTGCATTCGTTGGTGTCGCTGTTAAGTATGTCCAAATACAAGAGACATTATTGACCAAGTAGATACAGATATCAAGCGATTCAAAAATAGATGTGATGTTTGTCACTTTTGAAAGTGATAAAAAATATTCGATAAACGATTGTTTGTATTGAGAATGTGCCAAAGCTTTCAAGTAAATATTTTGAACATTTTAAATGGCCTGATGACTTGGTAACTTGTCAGATGTGAGAGTCTACCAATATAAAAGATATGATCTTGACTAGCATAGAAAGAGGGATCAAGTCAATAAAATACTTTAAAATTTTTAAAATATTTTTCTTGATTTGTGAGTTATTTTATGGTTGGAAAATCTTGGAAATTTGACAAATTTGTCAAGCATAAAGATTAGAGAATGTCTAATAATATTTTGGAATATGTAAAGAATTAAAAGTTATAAAGTATTAAAGACAGGGGGGCAGGTGTCCACCCCCGTACCCCCTATATATATATAGATCTCGAACATTTTAAGAAACTTTTAACTCGTTAACTTGATAAATGCCGCATAACTTATATACTCTATATGCGCTATATTTGCTATATTCTAATACTTGGAAGGGGAGGGAGTTAGTTAGGTATTTAACCCCGGGAGGCTTAAAGAATATTATACATACAGATTTCAATTTTGTCAAGAACTTTTTAATTTGTGAAATTTCACAAGAAATAACACCCTAAAATTTTAAAAAAAGACTTGACAAGTTCGTTAACTAGACCTATAATACAAACTATGGCTAACACATACCTACAAGAAACAAACAATAAAGATAGAATCTTAACAGATAAACAACAAAAGTTCTTAGATTGTTTAATAGAACACAATGGTAATGCAAAACTAGCAGCCCAAGAAGCAGGATATAGCGGTAATCACTATCAAGTTGTAAAGTCTTTAAAGAATGAGATAATAGACTTAGCCACAGACATCCTAGCAAACAGCGCACCTCAAGCAGCGATAAAGATGGTAGACATAATGAACAGTGATATGCCGATACCACAAGTAGCAAACAAACTACAAGCAGCTCAAACAATACTAGATCGTGTAGGTGTCGTTAAAAAAGAACGAGTAGAAGTAGATCACAAAACAAATGGTGGTGTATTTATATTACCAGCAAAAAAAGAAGTAATAAACGTAGTTGAAGGAGAATATACAGAACAAGATGACGATGAATAGTGATGACTATGAAATATTTAGAAAATGGTGTAGAAACCTATACGATGAGAATTGTTTAGAAAGACACCGAAACGGTTTACCACCTTACAAGGATTTCGAAGATTATTATCACTTACACTTAAAATGGCTAGAGAAAAAATACAATGATAAACAAACCCGACATCAACTTTAAACACTTAAAAGAAACCAACGAAGGATACTTTGAACATATGAGCATTGCTATATGGTATGCTCTTCGTTTAGGTGGGTTGGCTCTACGTGTAGCTGTACATTCAATCCTTCCTTTTATTTGGTACAATGAAATAGATTCCAATCTTCGTAGACTCAACCAAGACAGACACGACAGAGCTTGTCTCAAAAGCAGATACTTGAACTAAGATGCCTACTAAATTTAGACCAACAGAAAAAAACTACGACAGACGTACAGGAAAAAATGTTATTGTTCGTCACTATATGAAGTCAGTACCAAAACAAGAACTGATAGATTACTTAAACAAAGACTCAGCACCGAAAAAAAAGAAACATAAAGTCTTAAAAGAATTAGAACGCAGAGGAATCAAACTTATATGGAGAACTAAAGATGTCTAAGAAAAAAGATCCAAGACTTGCAAGAGCAGGTGTCAGTGGATACAATAAACCCAAAAGAACTCCCAACCATCCTACGAAATCGCATATTGTTGTAGCCAAAGAAGGAGACAAAATAAAAACGATTCGTTTTGGACAAAAAGGAGCCAAAACAGCAGGCAAGCCTAAAGCAGGCGAGTCTCGTAAAATGAAAATGAAACGCAAGTCGTTCAAAGCTCGGCACGCTAAAAACATCAAAAGAGGAAAGATGTCAGCAGCGTATTGGGCAGATAAAGTAAAGTGGTGATCTATGCGTAGAAAGAAAACAACAACTAAAAAGAAAAAATCAACAGTCAATAAAGCAGGCAACTACACTAAGCCTACTATGCGTAAAGCTTTGTTCAATCAAATCAAAGCAGGATCAAAAGGCGGTAAACCCGGTCAATGGTCTGCACGTAAAGCACAAATGTTAGCCAAGCAATACAAAGCTAAAGGCGGAGGTTACAAATAATATGGCACTGAAAGCATCTCAAAAGTCTTTAAAGAAATGGACAAAACAAAAATGGAGAACACCTAGCGGTAAAAAGTCTTCTGAAACTGGTGAGGTCTATGCGCCTTCAGCAAAAATTAAAAAACTTAAATCAACCGCAGCAGGTCGAAAGAAACTAGCAGCAGCAAACAGAAAAAAGAGAGCAGCGACCAAAGCAGGCAAGCAACACGCTAGACACGGACTCCACAAAAAACGAACTACAAAAAAGAAAAAGAAAAAATGACAACAGAAGCAAGTCAAAGTCTTTTAAATAAAACAATTCCTGATTTAAAAAGAAGAACAAGTTCGACTGTTCCTTTTGGATACGAGTTATCTAAAGAAGATGAACACTACTTGGAACCTGTTCCTAAACAATTAGAAGCACTAGAAGCTGTTGAAGAAATGATTGTTAAAGAACAGATATCTCTTCGTGATGCTTGTTATTGGTTAGAAAACCATACAGGTCGCAGTATAAGCCACGTAGGTTTAAAGAAAATCATAGATAAGAAGTATGGAACAAGACAAGAAAGATTGGGAATTACATCCTGAGAATTATCAAACCGAAGAAGATGGTGTTACGTTTAAATTAAAAAAAGACGGAACACCTCGTAAAAAGGGAGGTAGACCCAAAGGATCAAAGAGTAATTACAATTACCACTCCAAGACCAAAGCAAAAATGAATGCTAGAAAGTCTATGGGTAAAAAGAAAAAAAGAATTAAACAACTCCAAGCTCAGATTAATTCTTACAAGACAAACTTAAAAAAACAAAAAGAAGTCTATAAAAAACTTGACAACAATTCAGAGAATCAAGTTGTTCTAGACACAGAAATCGAAGAACTCATTCCGAGTGTCCAACAAGAAATAAAAAACAATCCTGACGAGAATGTAGTCTTTCATCCGAATAGTGGACCACAAACAGAGTTCTTAGCAGCAGGTGAAAAAGATGTGCTTTATGGTGGAGCAGCAGGAGGCGGTAAATCTTACGCAATGTTAGTAGACCCCCTTCGCTATGCACATAAGTCTGCTCATCGTGCTTTGATACTTCGTAGGTCTATGCCAGAGTTACGAGAACTTATTGACAAGTCTCGTGAATTATATCCACAAGCTTTTCCGGGAGCCAAGTTCAGAGAAGTTGAAAAGTTATGGAACTTTCCAAGCGGTGCAAAGATAGAGTTTGGATTCCTTGAACGAGATGCAGATGTTTATCGTTATCAAGGCCAAGCATACAGTTGGATTGGTTTTGACGAGATAACTCACCTTCCTACAGAGTTCGGTTGGAACTATTTAGCTTCACGTTTAAGAACAACAGATCCCGAGATAGAACCTTACCTAAGATGCACAGCTAACCCCGGTGGTGTTGGCGCACATTGGGTTAAAAAGCGCTACATAGAGCCTGCGGAATCAAATAAAAGCTTTATAGGTTCAGATGGCTTGACAAGAAAGTTTATTCCTGCTAAGTTAGATGACAATCCTTATCTAGCTAAAGATGGAAGATACGAGCAAATGCTTAAAGCTCTTCCTCCCATACAACGAAGACAACTCTTAGAAGGCAATTGGGATGTCGCTGAAGGTGCTGCATTTGTTGAGTTTGACCCCACAGTACACGTTATCGAACCTTTCTTTCTTCCTATAGTGTGGGAAAGGGTAAAAGGCATTGACTATGGGTACTCTTCAGAGAGTTGTTGTTTATGGGGAGCCATAGACAGAAGTGACGGAACTTTAATAATTTATAGAGAATTATACAAAAAAAACTTGACAGGTCTTGATTTAGGTCGTATAATAACGGAAATGGAAGTAGAAGAT